ATCATGTGGAACTTCTGATTGCGAATGCGGCTGTTCGTGTAGCTCCACGCAAACGGCGAAATCGCATTCACAACACACGTCCAAAGCACCGCGCCAGTCGTGCCAGAGATTTTGATAATGTACTGCTTATGAGTTACGGATTCATCCGTCTGCACGGCGGCGATGAGATTGCCGTCCGTTTCGTCGTAGGCAACGCCGAAGCAGTTGAAAATGCGTGTCCACGCGCCGTCAATATCCGAGAACTTAAACGTGCCGAGGCTAGTAATAGCACCGCCGGACGTGATCTTGTAAACGCCAATCGGGTCCGAGTTGTGCGCCGTGACTGTGCCGTTCTGGAAGGGCAGGCCGAGCGCATAAGCGTTGCCGGTCGCCAATATCGGGCCGTGGCTGACGAAGCCACCAAAGGCCACTTGCTGCGTTAGGTTGCCCAACTTGGTATTCGGCGCGAAGCCGCTGATGGGCAGCGAGTCTATCTCCTCCGCGGCCGCCGCGCTGGCGCACAGCAGGACGGGAAGGCCGCCCTGGTTCTGCACCGTCATCACCTGCGGCGCAATGATGTTCGTTGTCGTGCTTGGCCCAACCGAGCTGTTAGACGTGCCGAAGGTGCCGGTGAGTGTGAGTGTGGCAGCGTTGATTTCGGCGAGCTTTACCGAGTTGCCGGTATCGCATACGAATACCAACTGCGTACCGTCGTAGGACACTGCCGCGGCGCCGCCGGAGCTGGCGCTGATCGAGGCGAGCCCAAGCGTCGCCTTCGTCACTTGCAGCGCTTCGGTGCCGGGGTCGTCTATGTAGAGCTTGCGAATGCCGGGGCCGTACAGGTCGCTCGTTTGCAGGAAGTAGACGTAACTGCCCTCCCACACCGGCATGACGGTGAGACCGCTGACGCCTACAACGCCAGAGTCAACGCCGACAAGCGCCATGATGGAGTTGGCAACATAGGTCTGCGTCGTCATGGCAAGCTCTGTTCCAGGCGCAGGCGGGTACGGATTCGTTCCTCTATGCCGTTGTTAGACACGCAGGTGAACCCACCGCCGCCCACCATGTAAACCTTGCTGTCATCGCTGATAAGCATAACCGCATCCAACTCGTTATGCTTCACCACAACCGGCGAGCCCTCCACCACGCCGCGCGCATATGCCTGCCCCTTAACAGGCGAGAACGGCACGTCAAGCGCGCCGGAGGCGTACCACACTTCCGATGAGCCTGCGCCCATGATGTACGCCAGATCGCCCACGGTTAGCATGTCGATAATCGGGTCCGGGTTGGATTCCTTGCTCGCGAAGTTGAGCGCGTTGATCGTCACGGCGCCCGGCGTGATCCAGAAGAACTTGTTGGTGTTGCCCTGCGACACGAGCACGTATCCTGCAAGGTTGGTGAGTGCCTTGGCTGGCACGCCATCCGGCATCTCCACCAGCGCGAGTGCATGGACGTTGCCGCCGGTGAGCGTCGCGGCGCCCCACGCCAGGAAGGAGCCGCTGAAAACTGTGGTCGCGATTAGGTTGGCGGACGCAAATGAGCTGGTAGACGTAATGTAGAGATGCGTGGCGTCAGACGTGGCAGTGAAGTCCAGGTTTGGACCGGGCAGTGCCGTGCTGAAGTCCGTGCCGGGAATGCCGAAGTAGTTGATGAGGTTCGCCATGTTGGCGAGCGAACCCGCGTCATTTACACCTAGTTTGCTTCGCCATGGCTTCGCTGACGTGCCGTCAGGCGGACCCGTGTCAACCGCGTTGTTCCAGGTATAATAAGCGCCGTCAATGTTGATGACCTGGTTAGTAATGCTGCCGCCGGAGAGCGTGAGCGTGCCGGTCGCCTTGGTGCCGCCGGTGTAATATTGGAGTAATAGCCCGTCAGCGATAAATAGGTACTCGTAGCCAATGCCTTTCATCCAGGCGATGTAAGGCGTACCTGTGCCGTAGATGGTTCCCGTAATCTGAGTTTTAGCCGCCCCGTTTGCGGTGTATCGCCAAAAGTTAGCTCCCGAGACGACGAATAGGTCGTTGTTGAACAGCCCGAGCTTTGCATAATTTGCGCGTATGTTGCCGCCGGCGAACTGAGCGAGGCTGACGGTGCCAGGCCGGCCGATGAGCGCAACGTGTTCTTCCAGGTTCGTAGGCGATTTCTCGACAAAGCGATTCTCCAAGCGAACTTCCGGCATACCGGGGGCGGTACGCTTGTAAGCTCCAAGTCCAAGAGGTACAGTAACCATCTAAGTACTTGATTTTGCTCAGTAGAACCAACGGCCACTGATGAATGACTGAAGCGAACGGGGAAAGTCTTGCGAACCAAAAACCGTCACCTGTGCCTGACGATAGCGCGTCGTAAAGCGCTTCATCATGCCCACAAGCGCCACTTTCGTATCGTCGCTAACGGGCTTGCTGTTGCGCGGCGAGAGGCGGATGGAAAGCAGTGTGATCCACAGGTCGTCGAACTCACGCGGGAACGGTATTGGGTCCGTCAATGCTAGGTCTACAATCGCCACCCAATCGCCGAGATCGGCGCGGTACATCCACTGCCGAGCCGTAAGCGGCACGGTGTAGGTTTTCGTGTTGGACGTTTCGATGGTGCGCCCGTTGCCGTCGAGCGTAAGAATGGCGGCGCCGGAACCGCCGTCGCCCGCGCCGGTGCCCTGTATCATCGCCATGCGGCTGCCGTCGTCCGGTTGCTCTGGAAAGAACACCGTCTGCGTTACCTGTCCCCAGACGATGCGGCTGTTCTTAGGTGGGTATGGGTAGACGAGGATCGTTGGGTCGTAGTTAATCGGAAGTGCCAGTAGGCTTCCGTCGAGACCTTGAGGGTATGGGAGCTGCGGGAAATTGGCCGCCTCTGCCGCGGTGCGCTGAGGCGCTGGTACGAGCCAATCTTCAAGTTTCTCTCCCATCTCATAACCAAACACCGCTTGCCAGATGTTGTTCAAGCGGTCAAGCGCTTCCGTCTGCTCCGCCGCCGTAGGGTTAGCGCCGGCGGCGATTAAGTTGCCTTCGCGGAAGGCGTCTTGGATGATGGCGGAAGCGAGGGTCAATGCGGTACGTCCTTAGAAAAAGGGCGGCGGGTGATAACACCACGCCGCCCAATCTGGGTCAATGCTTGTTGGCTTATGAGCCGCCAACACGAGTTCCAAGGAAGGGGTCCATGACTTGCGCGCCATAGATCATGTCCCATCTGTGAACATGGGCCCCAGTGGAAATATCCGAACCGCGCCAATACCTTATGGCAATTCCGGTGTCAGGATCGACAGCGAACGAAGCCACGCCGGTAAACGGCATTTGGAGACGCGCCGAGACGAGGGCGATGGCCTGCTTGTGCCAAGCAGAGCGCACCGTGTAGCCGGTGCTGGCCGCGCCGATGAAGGTCAGCGTGGCGTCGTCGGCCGGGATGGAATCCACAGTGGCGAAGGCGGTGTTGGCGTCCGTGCTTACGCCGTCGTTCGTGCCCTGCACGATGATGGGCGGAGAGATGCTGAAGGTCACGGCGTTGCCTACGGCGGCCGCGTCTGCCAGGAGCGTGAACTGCTGGAGGTACGGCAGCTTTTGCTGGCGCCGCCAATCCCACGCATACACGCCGGAGATGGTAAACACTTCGCCCTTCTTGTACGTGTCGGTCGCGCCCGTGGTGTTGTCCACAGGAAGATTCTGCGACATTGTAGTTTTAACGTCGCGGTAGTTGACATTGGTAGCGCCGCCCACAACAGCTTCAGCCGTGCCAGTGCGGGTGCCGGTCGTAAGCGTCGGGTTTTGCTGCGTGGCGTACCAGTCAATCTCGCTGATGAGCGGGATTTTCACGCGCTCCAACGCGGTGACGTTGATCTGCGGAGTGAACGATCCGAGCAAGCTGCCGCGGATGAGCTCGCCGTCTACGAACTGCACGGTAGCGGACAGGTTGGCGTTCGGGCAGCCTTGCGACATGAGCCGCGTATGCGCGCCCATCGCCTGTACGGGCGAAGCGATGCTCTTGGCGGCGTTAGCCGTGAGCATGTTGACGCCGCCGGTGGAAGCACCGGATACCCACGAATGGAAGCCGAGCGTCTTGTCCTGAAGGAAGGAGTCGATCTTGTGGGCCAGCGTGGACGCGGCCGATTTCATCGTCTCATTCTGCATCAGCGCGTTGTAGCTCTGGACGTATTCCAGATCACCGATGGAGATGTGGACGTTGGTATACTGGTCCACCGTCACGGGGACAGAGCCGGTAACGAGGTCTTGGGCCTGCAACGTCGCGCCGGACTTCGCGATAAAGCGAGGCGGCCGCTTGACGTTGATAATCAAACCGTTTTCGTCGGTCACTTGGTCCTTGAATTGCCCGTCCACAAGGCGGCCGGTAACAAGTTGGTTTTTAAGCAGCAGAAGCATCACGTTGGAATACTCTACTGCATTAAGAAATTGGTTAGACACTAGGTCTTACTCCCGTCGTTGTCGTCCCATTGCCATAGCCTCGAACGCGGCGAAATCGCTGGTATCGGGCGGCACTTGGACTTTGCTGCCTGCCCCACGGGCCGGTTTTACGGGCGGGGGCGCCTTCGTCACTTTGATCGGTTTATCCGACCCTGCGGCAGACGCGGCCGAGAATTTCGCTTCAAGTTGTCCGATCATGGCAGCCTGTCTCGCGGGAGACTTGCTGAAAATCTCGCGGGCCTCTTTCGGGTGAGTCGCGAGATGGTAGGCGATATCCGAGCCTACATCCGAATCCAACACCAAGTCGTGAACAACCTGGGTCAGTTCCTTGTTAATCACGGGACTTTGTAGGACAGTTTCATCGAAATCGTCGTACTTCCCGCGGCCGGCCTCGATTACCGTGGCGGCCCTTTGCTGAATTTCTCGCTGCTGGGCAGCGGCGGCATCAGCCTGCCGAGACTTCTCTTGCTGCGCCTGAAGTTGCTTGAACTTCTGTTCGGCCTTGTGTTCGGCCAGCGCAGAAATGTACTTTTCATCCAACTGCCCGAACTCGAATTTCGTCGGGTCCGGCGGGTTGTCAGTTTGGGTTGTAGCGTTATCCTTAGCAGGTGTCAAGCGGGCTTCAATGGCGTCAAGCCGCTTCTGGAGTTCGATACGGGCGGTACGCTCTGCGTCCGCGTCTCGCTCCGCCGCGCGCTGCTTCTTAACCGCCTGGCCGATGCGCTCCGCCGCTGGCGTCTTGTTGGGCTTCTTGGTGGCGTCTGACGCGGCCGGTTCTTTGGCCGGTTCGTCAGTCGTTTCTGAGGCGGTTTCGGCCTCGTTTTCTGCGGCTTCAGCCGTTTCAGTCGGCTCCTCGTTCGTTTCCGTGGCGGGTTCTTTGGCGGCGTCCTTGATCGGCACCAACGCCTCGTTGGCGGGCTTTCCGGCAATACCGGACTGCTCCCGCGCTGCGAGCACTTCGGCTTCCCGGGGCGTCGCGCCGCCATCGGAAATCTCGCCATCGGTCGTGGCGAATGACTGGAAGGATTTAACTTGGTCAGTAAACGACGGGGTTTTCTCTAAGGCCATTGTGGTCTCCTTACTTCGTTTCGTGAGCTACTTTTACGGCTTCCAGCGAGCCGCGCAGTTGCCTGTCGGCGGCCTGCGACGCCTCGCCGAGTGCTTCGGTCTGCACGCGGGCGCCGGTCGCCTGCGCGGTGGCGTTGAAGTTGGCAGCGCGGGCGGATGACTCCGCGGCCTGCGCCTGCGTCTTTTGCAGCTCCGCGAGCGCGGTGGCGATGGCGAACGCCTGTTGGTGCGCCTGAGACTGCTGCGCGCCCTGCTGCGCCTGTAGCTGCTCTGGCGTGAGGTCTTTGGGATTGACCAGACCCGGCGGCAGCGTGCCGCGGATGCGGCGTGCGATTTCGTCTGCCTTGGGCCAGTCTTGCGCTTCCACGTAGATGTCGGCGAACAGCGCGAGAAGCTGCGGCGCGGACTGCGCGAGGTTCATCATCGCAGCCAGCGACTCCATGCGCTTCGTCGCGAACGACGGGCCGGTGGTGACGGTGACGTGATATTTGCCATCTGTGATGTCGAGCGACTTTGGGTTGTTGAAGTCGTTAATGACCTGGATATTGTCGTTGCCGTCCGCGCCCAGCACTTTGATTACGCGCGGCGCGTCGTAAACGATGTCCATGAGCTCGTTGGCAATCATGCCGCCTTGCTCAATCGCTTGGTTCAAGTTGTCGTGGTATAGCACCGTCCCGGTGTCGCTGACGCGCTGTCGCGCCATGATCGCGGCACCGCTGACTTCGTTGGACGGCATCCCAAGGTTGGCTTCGTGGATGTTTGAGATGTCCTTGATGTCCTGCGTTGTGAGCTCCGCCTGCGTCAAAAGCGCGGGCTCCATGATGGCGGGCTCCGCGCGCTCCGGCTTCGCGCCGGACTCCGCGTTGTAGATCAAAAGCGGGTCGTCGGTGATGTGAGACTGGCGCCATTGCTGCTCGCGGCCCATGACCGCGGTATCTGCGGCCACCCAATTTGCGCGCGGCGTCAGCATCAGCTTTTCCGCGATGACGCTGCGCCAGAAGTTGTGCAAGCGCTGCGGGTCTTTCAGGAATCTAACGAGACCCCAGCGGTGTTTCCACTCTCCAACACTAACTTCCCATCCAGGTACCCGGAGTACGGGTACGCGGGATATTGGTAAGTCGTAGGGGCCTTCGAGAACATCGAGCCCTGAACAAATGTACATTTGCGCGTATTTTCGCTCAACTTCTCGCATGATGGGCGTACCATCAGCGTGCTGGGCGATGTTGGCGAGGATTGATGGGTTGTCTTCTTCATCGGTGATGTCCTCAGTCTTGCCATCCTTCATCAGCGCGAGAAGGCGCGTGTGCGTTCGCATTCTCCAGTAGTTCACAACACGCACGTCGTCAATCGCAATCCAGCCGTTCATGCGCAAGTCGCCGCGCAGCGTCACGTCCGTAATGACTTCGGCGGGCGTGGCCCACGGCCAGCGCTTTTTGAAGTCGTTTTTGGAGAAATTCACAATCTCAAAAACGTGGTCCGCGTCGGCGCCGGTGGGGTCGTAAATTTTACGATCCCAGATGACGTTGAGCGAGTTGTTGTTCGCGCGGAAGACGATTTTCTGGTCGAAAACGTCGTCGCTTTCGTAGTCCAACTCGACAAAGAAATTACCGATCCCGCAAATTACCGCGTTTTCAAGCGCTTTGTCGTAAGCTATGTCCGCTCGGGAAATTTTCTGGATGTTGCGCAGCAAGCCCTCGCGCACCTTGGCGATGGCCTCGTTCTCCGTGCTGTCGGGGCGCACCTTCAGCGTCGTCTCGTTGAGGCGACGATTGCCGACTATCTGCGCGACGAAGGCGGGCAGGCGGTTAATGGTGAGGGTTGGCTTGCGCGCGGCCTCGCGTCGCTGTCTTACTATGTCATCCCATTGATCCCCAACCAGGAAGCGCTGATCTTCCAGTGCAGCTTCGCGGTTTAGGCGGTCGTATTGCACATCCTCGTAGAACTCCCGGCGCATGAACGCTAGGAACGTCGTCTCGTCATCAAAGTCATCAGGGAGCTTGATGGTAGGGCGTTTGGTTTTAGGGCGTCGAGCCATCCTGGGTCATTTTCTGCTCCTTAACTATCCCATCCAGCTAGTCGCGCCCGGCAATGCGGGAGAATATGATTGATTTACGCCAACATCCCGCGGCGTGTCAAGCGCGCCGAATTTCGGCACCTTTTTCGCCTCGCTGTACTTCGTGATGTACTCCAATGTCGCGAAGGTGAGCGCCACGGCGTCGGCAAGGTCCGGCGAACGCACGCCGCGCTTGCGCATGTCCATCTTGCTTTCGAGCAAGAAATCGTGGTTAAGTTTGGGCTTCAGGCGAGGGGCGCAGAGGTCGCTTTGCAATGCGTCTAAGTCGGGAAGTTGCACGCCTTCTTCGCACTCTAGCCACTCGCGCAAGCGCTGCCACATTTCCGCCCGGCGATTGGCTGGTCCTGGTACTTTTGGTTTTGCTAGTTTTTGTTCGGCTGTTCCTCCGAAGTTAACTCCGCGTACAATTTCGGCATATCGGACGCCGATATGTTTGAGCCCGCTGACAATCGCATGGCCAATACCTCCAGCATCAACGCATACTCGCGCTGGGTCGTGCTCATCAATGATAGATCGTATCCACTGAATACCCTCTTGCGCATCTATCTTACTCCTGTGTTGAATCCAAAGCACCTTGTAGCCGCGGCGCGCGGCTACTGAAAATCGGTCGCCCCCCATGCTCGCGGGGTCTACGCCGATGATAAGCGGGCCTGTCGCCGCAATTTCACGCTTCCTTGCTCTAAGCACCAATAACGGCATGATAAACGGCTCGTGGCCTGCTGATACCCACGCTTCCGCGGCGGTGGAAGGGTATTCCTGCCGAAAAAGCTCCTCTGATCGGAGCTCGGAAATTTTCGCTCGCCGCCATGCCATCTGCGCGTGGCTAAGGCAAAACGTCTGTGCATATTCAGCCTCGCTCATTCCGCCCGCGGGCGTCTCCTCGTCCAGCGTAAAGCCGATTTCGGGCTCACGCGCGTATTCAGGCGAGACGAACCATGGCACGAAGATCGGGATGTAATCGCCGCGGCCGGCCTCCGCGTCCTGCCAGCGCTCGTAGAACTCGCCGCCGGGGCCGTTGGCGGTGGACTCTAAAATAACCTCCGTCCCCGGCAATAGCGGGACCGCCTGCACCGACGATGCGAAGTGATCCGCGGCGTTCGCCCAAAAGGCAACTTCGGACCCGTGTAAAAGCGAAATAGAGCGGCTGCGCCCGCCCGCCTTCTGGCCCGCCGTGGCGACCACGTAGGAGCTGTCTAGATTTCCAAAAACCAGCTCTTTAACATTGCTAGTGCTAACACTTGGAGCAACAGAATTATTCCGCTGATACCTGTCCACGATGCCAAAAAGATTGTCAGAAGCAGGCTGCTCGTGTGCAAGGATGTAAGTGTTAACGCCAGTGTTGAGAGCTGTGCGATGGTAAAAACGAGCGGTCACATAGGTAGACGCGCCCTGCTGGCGGCCCTTAAGAATGAGCGCACGGACCCAGCCTTTTTCACGTTTTTGGGCCTCTAAACGCGCGTGAATGAGGAGCTGCGCTGCGTTCAATACGAGTGGGTTGATGGCTCCGCTCTTTTCGCGGATTTTCAAGCACGAAGCCGCAAATGTCGGCATGTCCGCGCGAAATTTGGCGAGCCGTGCTAGCGACTCGCTCACTTGCCGTAGGAATGTCGCTTTTTCGCGGGTACGGGGTGCTTCTGGTCCGCCAACTGGCACATAGCTTGGTCAATCCCGCTCGATACGTCGTAGGTGTTGCCGTACTGGCTGCCATGCTTCGTATCTTTGGGAGACGAAGTTGAGGCGACGCCGTAGCCTTTGCTGCCGCTGCCTTTGCCCATCTCAGCCACGCGGGTGCAGTTTGTCAGCCAGGGAACCCATGGCGTGCTCCATGCCGGAGTTTTTGTGCCCGCCGGGGTTGGCGCCCTTGTTCATGGGGTTCTTGCTGGGCACTCCCATAGCGGGCTGTGCAGACCCTACTTTTCCCGGCCGCTGCTTCGCCGAGTTGAGCTCCGTCGCGTTGACGTTTGGTGTCGTCATCGACGTGCCGGAGTGCATACGGTCGTCGTGCGCGTGCTCCGAGGCGCGATATGACGCCTTTGCGGAGCCCTTTTTGCGGGCATAATCGGAGCCCATTTGCTTCGATTTGTCGTAGCCCATTTGGTTGTTTGGCATGGTGAAATCCTTTAGCTGTAGACGCCGTAATCGTCGAAGAAAATGTCAACGGTGCCGGACACGGTTAGTGTGCCGTCCACGCCGCCGCCGTTCGCGGAGACGCCGGCGTTGAGATACAGGTAGTTCGACGCGCCTGCGGCGATATAGCGATTGCCGGCGGTGTGCGGGCCGTTCTGTTGCGCAGCCGCGGAAAGCGTACCGGCGAGCGTCACCTGCTCCACGGTATCAACCATCGTGGTAGCAAGCGTCTTGTTGGACGCGGCTGCCGAGCCCACCGCGACGTGCGGCGTATCGGTCGCGAGAAGCCCTGTTCCGTCCTTGACGCAAGTGAGATTGAACCGCGCAGACAAAACCGCGAGGTTAGTGTTCGGCCACGTCAGAATTTTCAGTGATCCATAGTTGTTCGCGTTCGTAACAGTCACGAGAGCGTTTGTGAGCGTCAGGCGCAGCGTTGTGCCTGGGCCACCTACGTTGGACGTAATCGCGACGCCGGTGCCCGCGGTGAACGTGCTGACCGCCCCAGTGGGCGTGAGATTGTTGTCAAGAGTCTGTAGGATCGCGTTGTAATCGCGCGGCTCAAGCTCCTGCGCAGCGTTACCTGATCCTGCCACGGCAGTCTGTCCGGCAGTGGCGCCGATAACGCCGTCGCCAATCTTCTGAAATGAAAACCGCGAAGTTTGTTTTGTTGCGTCGGTCATTGGCGTCGTCCTTCAAAGGGGTGCCCGCGGGCAAGCGCGGAGGGGGTTCGCTGCTTTGCCCGCAGGACTTCCTGGTTCGCCAAGGAGCGAGCGTCCCAAGTCGAGCATTATTGGCACGGCAGCGCGGCCCTTGTCAACGGCCTCAGTAGCCCTGCGAATAGTCGCTCTTAGGCTTGCGCTTCGTCGTCTTGGTCACGCCCTTGATCGTACCCTTGTTCTCGCTGGCGTAGAAAACGCGCTCGCCCTTCTCCGCGCCGTACTGCTTTTTCATCGCGGCCTTAATCTTGTTACCCTTTGCGTTCAACGGCATTGGTCGTCTCCTTCTTGGCTGCCTCAAGCAGCGCCATTTTTGCGGCCTCCATCAGCCACAACACATCGCCGCCGTGCGAGCAACTGGCGGTCACGTAGATACCGCCATCGGCGGTGAAGCCGAGCACTGCAACGGCCTCGAACTTCTGCTGTAGCGCAACCTCCAGTACGCGGCGCGCGGTCTTTTCGGCTTTGCGGTCTGCAATGAGTTCATCGGCGTTAGGTTGTGCTTGTTCGCTCATCGCGGCGTACCGTCAGGCAACCGCGTGATAGCGACATTGGCCCACATCGCATTCGAGCGATGGCCGCGGATGGCGAATGTCTTATCCGGTCCTTCCGGCAACTCCGCCTCCAGCACGTCGTTGAACGCTTTCGCTGCAACGCGAACGCGCGCCATTTTGTTGATTTGATCGTCAGTCGGCTTCAGGTACTCGAACGTACTCGGGTGCATCTGCTGTCTCCTTGGGCGTGATGTCGATGGTATTCGAGTCGAGCTGCTTAATCAAGTCGTCAATCGACGGCCCGGCGTTAAGCTGCACTTCCTTCGGGATTTGTTGCTTGATGAACTTCTCGTAGAACCACTTAGGGTCTGCGTCAGCAACGTCGTTGAACCGATCCTGGCCGCCGATGGCGTGGTAGGCGATGTTCACCGCCTCCTTGTAAAATCGGCCGTAGTGCTCCATTACGCGCCCTTCGGGCGTCGTCGCCAGCGGCTCAAAGCGGCGAAGGCCGTTGCTCACGGCTTATTGCCGAGCGTCCCGATTAGGTCGCGGAAGCCCTGCCCAATACCCTGAAATGCGGCTCCGGCTTTCTGCATCTGCCCGCCTAGGCGCTGCGCGCCGGTCTGAGGCGGCATAGCGGGCGGGCCCGGCGGCGGAGCTGCGCGGGCGTAATCGTCGGCAGTCCAGTTGCCGCGCTGGCCTTGGAAGCCCGTGCGCGGCTGCTTGAACGCCTGCTGCTGCGAGGTCGGCTGCGCGCCGTCTGCGGGGTGTAGGCTGTCCGCCATGTCCTGCATGGACGGCGCTTTGCCGGAGTTGTCTCGAGGGTTGCGGATGTACGAGGCGACCATGGGCTACGCCTTCGGAGTGCCGATGGCCTTGGCAACCGCGTCCGCCACGGCCTTGTCGAAAGTGGCCTTGGCTTCGGCCGCGCGCTTGGCGATCCATGCGTGGAACACAGCGCCTACGGCGGCGCCGAATGTGAATAGGGAGGCTTCAAAAACGATGGTAAGCATGGCGGCCTCTACGTGGTTGGGGCGGGGAATGCGCCGGTGCACATCCACGACGTTGAGCCACCCTTTACCGCGGCCTGCCACTGGCTGTCAAGCTCGGTCGCAACAGCGTCGCACTGCTCCAGCGTGGCGAACGTGTCGGTTGTGATTTTGGGCGCGGGGTTGCCGGGCGACCAGAACGCGGCGAGAAGAATCCACACAAGGCCGGCGGGGAGATTTGTCATTTGCGAGGCTTGGCACGTTGGAGGGGCGGTGTCAAGTGGTGGCGGGAGCGCGGTGTATCGTAGACACCCCAGGTGGCCGAACTGCTTGAGCACGCGGCGCCGCGTGCGCACCTGCCTCATAGCGATAGACACGGCTGACGTGCGTAACGCTCCCTCACGCAAAGTATCGGTTTGTAATCCTTTTCGCAAGCGGAAAATCGTATTTCATG